AGATGGAAAATATGATGTTTGAACTAATTATAAATATCATTTTAACATGTAGTAGTCAATTAGGAATAATAGAGGATTTTATAATGACAAGAATTTTATCAGAAGAAAAATTAGCAGAGTTTGAACAAGAATTAGAATTTAAATCTCTTTGCTTAGGAAATGTAACTCAGAATTTTAATTACTATCGAGCAAATAATGGTCATGATACTGTTGTTAGAATTGCTGAAGACTTGAAAGCAGAACGTTTGAAACTGGAAGTGCAAATTTCAACATTGAAAGAATATCTTGAGATAGCATAATGACTTCATCATCAACTATTGATTATACAAGCGAATTTAATTCTCTTGTTACTAATACAGCAAATGAAGTAGCAAATCTTGCTAATGTTAATTCATCTATTGAAGGATTACCAAACTATTCTAATGAACTTGCAACTATTGCCTCTTCACTTTCGAGTATCGCTACGTCACTCACAACTTTAGTAACATTACATAGTTCATTAAATGCAAACGTTCAATCTGTGACAACGGCGTTATTAGATAATACTGTCGGAGTTAGTATTAAGAATGTTGATATTCCATACCAAGGAGTTTATCAACGAGGATTGCTCCGTCTTGGTTTAACTACTTCAGCAAGTCTTGATGAATTAAAACGAGCGGTAGGAGAGGAAAAAGTTTCCTCTATTTTCAATGCCTAATATAGCACGAGTTGGGGATAGTGTCTTAGGACCAGCAGGAATAAATGACATTATCTTAGGGTCATCAACAGTTTTTGTTGAGAATAAACCTGTAGCAAGAGTAATGGACATTGATACAGGTCCTAACAATTTGAATGTCTTTATTCATGGAAGTCCAACAGTTTTTGTTGAGAATAAACCTGTGGTTAGAGTAATGGATAAAGACAGTGGAAATAATACTGTTATCTTAGGGTCATCAACTGTCTTTGCTAATTAATTTTCAATCTTTTTTCTTTCTGTTAGTGCTTCAAGCAAAGCATTTCTATCTGCCATAATGATGTTATTACCAGAAACATTATTCTGATATGGAACAAATGCTCCACTTGCTTTTTTTGCTGCTTTAGTCTTTGCTCTCAATGCTACTGAATTTAATGCTATCGACAAATATTGTGCTGCCACTTCAGCAGTTCTTGCTGCATATCTTGGGTCAACAACTTCAACTTGAGTAGTCTGGTCTTCATATGCTAACATAGCAGTATCAAAAATTCTTTTAGTATCAGCATCTATCTCTTTATCAACATCATCATCTGGAGTTGGCGGTTGTTGAACAATTACAGGTGGTGCTTCATAATGGTCATCATCATATTCTCCATCAATAATAGATGGAGTTAAATCCATAACATTATCTGCCATTCCAAATACTTCGTCTAATGGGTGATTTTTCACTTTTGCCATCTTAAATATCCTTGTTAATTGGTTGTTGTTTAGTTGCAACTAATGCATTTCTCAATGATGGTTTCATAGAACTATAGGTCTGACGAAGGTCAGTCTCTTGATAAATCCATCTATTTTTTGCTAATGAAAAGCGATAAAGTCTTGGTGGAATGTTTAGAGACTCTGCATAGAGTAGTCTAAAATATGCACCATCTTGAGTTGTTGTAGGGTCTGGTAATGAATATCCTTCAGTATAAGGTAGTCCATTAGGTGGTAGTCCATTTTCAATATAGACATTCCCTACTTTTTCTGCTTCAGTAATTGCAACATCTGAAGTATCAATGCCAGTTTGAGGCACAGCAGTTGCAACATCAGCAGCAATTGAACTTGTTACCTTTAGAGGGATATTTTGTTGGTTGCTAATATTTGCTAAGAAAGTTCCATCATCAACAGTATACATTTGAGCAGCAGGAGTTGTAAATAAATCAATATTTTCAGCAGCAGGTAGCACTTGAGTTGCTGTAAATCGATATAAGATTGGTAACCAAGCAGGAGTATAACCTTCTGCAGCCCAAGAACTTTCAGTAACTTCAAGATACTTTTTCAAAGGTCTTAAATTATGGTCATATGCTAATTCTGGAGTTAATTCAAGAATGTCTCCAATAATAATTGGACGTCCAATTAATCCTACCATTACAGCAAATGAACAAGTGAAAATATATTGCTCTTGGATAGAGAAACCAAATTTGCTCATGTCACTCATATTGTCATTTGGTTGCCATTGACATTTTAAAGGCAATGAACTTGACTGATAATCTCTATCTCTATTCTCTAAGAATAACAAGTCTTGAATATTATCTAAACTAACTGCTTGAGCATTCATCAAGTGTAATTTATTAACTTCCCAATAATCAGCAGGACCACCATTAAAAATGAGTGGAACTATTCTCCAATAAGGAGCAGCAGCAGCAACTTGAACCGATATAGTATCTAAAGTTGAGTCATCAGGAAAATTAACAACATCAACACGAAACCAGTTTAGACTTAAAGTAATTGTGAAAGCATCACCAGCAACAAATGGAGTAGTGCCAGCAACTATAGTAAATACAGCATCTTGACATCCATATTTTTGATTTAAACTAATAGTGCCTATATAACCGTCAATACTAGAAGTAATAATAAACTGACTAGAGGAACTAGCAACCACGTAAATAGTAGAAGCGCGGGGGAATCGTCCTTGTTGTAAGGCGGTAATTTGTCCATTTCCTACTCCAGTAAAAATAACTTGTGATGAGCATGAACCATTTGATTGTTCAATACGTGCCTGAATAACTCTGTTTTGAGTATTTAGACCTTGTTGAATTTCAATAGTTGTTACATCTTGTGTTATAAACTGAGGTGGGTCATATTTTTCTTGACCTTGTAATGTTTTTTGAGTACCAAAATAATACCCAATATATGCAGGTTTACCTACAACATCAGTACCAACTTGAGTTGATTGCCAAGTTAGTGCTGAAATATCAAACATATTATTAACATCTGTCCCAGGTTGCGCTCCACTACTAATTGCAGCACCACCACCAGTTAAATCCATTAAAGTACCTTGTTGATGAACTCCTAATAATGGAAATACATTAATTATTGCTCCGGCAATATTAATTGCTTCTGCAGCATAACTACTTAAAGTATTATTATCTGCTGCTTGTGTACACGGATTTTCCATGGTAAAATTACCAATACATAAATCCGGTACTACATAATTTCCTGAAGAAGATGTCATAATTTTAACAAAAGGGTAAATAATTACTATTTATAAAATTTTTCCATAAAAAACTAAATTCTGAAAATTTCACTAAAAAGTAACATAAGTTTATAAATATTATATCTTGCCGATATATTATTTTGAATTTTTAAAGGAGAAAACAAATGGCGAATTTAATTAGCCCAGGTGTTAGCGTACCTGTAACAGACCAATCGTTTTATATACCACAGTTAGCAACAACTGTACCACTTATTTTTGGTGCAACACAAGCAAATAAATTACAACCTGATGGAGTTTCAACTGCAGATGGTACAAATGAAAATTCTATAGTTCGTACTATTACTTCTATTGGACAATCAGTTCAATTGTATGGAGTTCCATATTTTTGGAGTGACAACAGTGGAACTAATGGAACAACCCTTCAATATCATGGTGATGCTCGAAATGAGTATGGATTATTTGCATTGAACCAATATTTAGGTATAGGTAATCAAGCATATTTTATTAGAGCAAACATTGACTTAAGTGATAGTGCTGTTTCATTCTATTCTGTAGGAACTCCTGTAATTCCTGGAAATGCACCTATTTCAGCGGTTGGTGTAGGTACTGGCACAATCAGTGGTCCGTTAGGAACTGGAGTTCCAGTTGTACCTTCACCATTTAAACAACCAGAAACTTTTACAATTGTTTGTATTGGTCCTCAAGTTGGTTCAACAGTTAATTCTTTTACAGTGACTGGTTCATTATCAGGTATGGTTGGTATTGCAACTGTTGGAGTACCATTTGGTGTTAGTGGTTCTACAGTGACTAATGAGTCAATCAATTTCTTGATTAATGATGGTATTCTACAACTTAATGGTTTAGAATTTAATGTTGGAGATTATTTTGAATTTACTTCAATTTATCAAGCAACAGCAAATATAGCAAATGTTGGTAATGGAACAGTTTCAGGTTTAACCCCTGAAACAGGTGCAAGTGCTCTTCCTAATCCTACAACTGGTGGACAACCTTCTGCAACATTTACAATTGACTTTACTTCTGCTACTGCTTACACAGTATCTTGGGTGAATGCAGGAGGTGCTTCTACTATTTCAAGTACTCCTGGAGTTGTTGGAACTGCATGGCAAGATGTTACAAACTTAGTAACTTTTATAGTTAATCAAGGTTCTACTTTATTCCATGTTGGTGATACTTTTACTTTTAGTTTAATTCAAACATTAGAAGAAAATCCACTTGGTTCAAATGATGCTCAAAGACGTATGGCAATTATTACAGCACTCCAAGCAGAAATTACTTCTAATCAAGACGTATTATCTGAAGCATATGAGTATAATCTGATATTGTGCCCTGGATATTATGAAGTAGTTCAGTATCTTGTAGAATTAGCAAACAATGTTAATGATGAAGCATTTGTTATTGGAGACTCTCCAGTTACTTATACTCCAGAGCAAACAGCAAATTGGGCAAATGCAGGCGCATCATCTAACAATTTAACACCAAGAGTTCATAGTAGCAATTTATCATACTATTATCCATGGGGTTATGGTTCAAACTTAGATGGTAATGATGTAGTTGTTGCTGCTTCAGGTATTGCTTTAAGAACTTATGCTTATAGTGATAATGTGTCTTATGTTTGGTATGCTCCAGCAGGTGCAACTCGTGGTGTAGTTGATAGTGTTACAGCAGTTGGTTATGTTTCAGGAACTCTTGGACAAGCATCAACATTTAACCCTGTTAATCTAAACCAAGGTCAAAGAGATAGTTTGTATCAATATAATACTAACATCAATCCTATTGCATTCTTTACTGGTTATGGGTTGTTAGTTTGGGGACAAAAAACTTCCCAAGGTGCAGCATCTGCTTTAGACCGTGTAAACGTTTCAAGACTTTTATGCTATTTAAGACGTACTTTTAGAAAAGGTGCATTTCCATTTGTATTTGAAATCAATGACACAATCACTCAACGTAACTTAAAAACTTTACTTGATGGTGAATTAGGAGAGATTATGACTTTACGTGGTCTATATGACTATGTAACAATTTGTGACTCTTCAAACAACACTCCAGTTCGTATTGATAGTAATATGCTTTGGGCAGATGTTGGTATCAAACCTGCAAAAGTGGCGGAGTTTATTTACATTCCGATTACGATTTACACCACTGGTGCAACAATGGGTTAATCCATTTCAACAAGAAGAGCAGGAAGAGACTTTTCTCTTTCTGCTTTTTTATATTCTGACTTACTTAACCATTTACCACAATCTGGACACAATATCATACTCATTTTAGAATTTGGAATTCTAAAAAAAATAGCAGGATGATAACATTTACCATCTAAAGATACTTGAATTTTCATACTGTTGTTATTGTCACATACCCTCTAGCAAGATGATCAAATTCTATTTCAAAATATCCAAACCTATGATTTCTTAATATATAATGACGAGTTGGAATGACAGTATAATCTAAATCATAAACAGTAACATTTAATAGTAATCCACTATCACAATCATGTGATATTCCCCAAAACCAACTTGAATGAAGATATCTAAATGTTTGATTAATTGCAAAATTATCTAAAGATACTTGAATTTTCAATCAAATTCCTCATTTCTTCTAGACTTTGTACAATTAAATACTTTTCATGATGATATAAAGGTCTAAAGTCTCTACTACCATTTGTTGAAATAAAAGCAAGTTTCATCTTTCTTGCTTCTTTACTAAGTTGTTGAGCACGTTCTACAATTTCTGCAAATGTATCTAATTCTACTCGTATTCTCATATTTTATCCACTTTTATAGAACCTGTAAATTGATGATCAAAATGAACTTCTATTTTATCTGAACTAAAATAGTCTATACCGAGTGGAGTAATCAATATATCATTCTCATCATAAACATATACAATAATATCAAAAGTTCCAAAATAATGTGTAAGAATAATACTTTTAACTGGAACTTTCGTCTTAAATGTTTTGTACACAATACCTGAAAGACTAACTTTAACTCGCATGTATCCACCCAATCCAGTTGATAATGTTACAAAATCTAATTCTTTTTGACCATTCAGCAAGATATTCATACTCTATTAAAGCATTTTCACGTGCTAATGCATGACGTACTGCTTCACGTTCTGCCTTTGCTATCTCTTGCAAAAATCTAATATTAAAATCATCAAGACTTATTCGAATTTTCATCTAATTTCTGCCATTGTGAACCATTCCAAAAATGGTAAATACCATTATCTCTGTATGTAGTTCGAGTGCCAATCTTAGGACAATCCATAGTCACTCGAATTCTTTTCATCTTTCTTATTACCATCTTTTATTCACTCTAAAATATGGTTTTCGAATTTCCAATGCTTTTTTACCTGTTGTCCAAGAAAGAGCATCTTGAAAAGTATTGTCTATTTTAGTATCAATTTTTTCATTGATGAACTTTTCACAATGGAAGGATAAAAACTTGAAATATCAAAAGCATTAAGAAGATGTCATTGTATTCTGTCAAGTCTATCATCATCTAAACTAACTCGTATTTTCATCATTTTTCACTCTTATCAAAAGGGATGGTTTATTCTATCACATCACCGTCAAATTGTACACCTATTTTTTCTTAAATCATATATTAACCCAGAAGGTTGAGACATTGGTTGAACACCGACTAATTGTGATGCAATAGTAGAAGGAGATATTCTTCTAATCATGTCAATCATCCAACCATCAAGTCTAGGGTTATCAAGACTAACTTTTATTTTCATTTAATTCTATCCAATTTACCCACTCTTTGCCATTCCAACAAAGTAATGAATTTGTACCAGGATGTTGCCAGTGTATTTCACCAATTTCTGGGTCATTAAGACTTATTCGGATTTTCATAATATTCTTTCCATTCTATACCATCCCATTCATACCACCAATTCCTTGCCATATATCTAATTTGACCAATAAATGGGTCATTAAGACTTACTTTTAATTTCATTTGAAATTGCCTCTATTAATTCTTTGTCAAGGTTTATACCATGTAAAGAAAATAAGTCATCTGATGTTTCTACAGTCCATGATGCTTTTAATATACGTGGATGGTCGAGACTTACCCTTATACGACCGTTTGTTAGTTGTGGGGAATTGTCGGTATTTATAGTCTGTTTGATTATTTGCAATTTTGATGAGTTAATTGATGATGTCATTGTCTATTTCCTTACACATTTCTTCTGATAATCGTGCTGATAATTCCATCTCAATAGAGGTTAGATCATCAAGACTAACTCTTATTCTCTTTCTCATTTATAAATTCCTCCCTTGTCAATTCAATCCATTTATTAAACATGACTTCTAATTTTTTTATAGTATGGTCATCAAGACTTATTTTTATTTTTTTCATCTACTAATTCAGTTTTAAATAATTCTAATAAAAATTTTGCTGCTTCTCTACCCTTTTTATAGTAAAAAGACATATCTTTTTTATCATCAAGACTAACTCTAATTTTCATAACTTTCTAGTCCAATATTTTCCAGTCCAATATCTAAACTTACCATCTGCCATTAAACTTCTTGTACCAACTATTGGTGTATCTAAACTAACTTTAATTCGCAACTCTATCACCATTCAATGCTTGAAGAATTACAGCATTAAATTCTTTTTGTTCTTTAATCTTCTTTTCTTGAGCAAGTTTTGATAAGTGTTTTGCTAATTCTTGTTTCGCCCATTTAACATCATCATATTCTACTGCAGAAGTTTCAGTTATAAGTGCTAAAGCAATATCATACCGATACTCATATCTTAATCTGCCCATAGTACAACCACAATATGGGTCACCATTTTTTGGTCCTATACATCCGCATACACCTGAATGAATTTCATCAAACAAATAATTTGCTTCATTTGTAAAAAATACAGCATTTTGATGGAAGTCACGTTTAAAACATTTCATCAATTCTTCAGTTAAAGGTTCAACTTTTAAACCTTCTAATTCTCGGAGAGTATCAACACTCTCTTTCAATTTGATTAATTGAGCAACTGTATATTTGAACATAAATTGTGTCATTTTCTATCTCACGAAATAATTAAATTTGAAACATCTGCACCCATATCTTTAGCATGGCGAACAAAACTTGAACTAACATGATTTAAAAGAGGGTCACCAGAAATCATTATACACTCAAATTCAACTTCTGTAAAATGTTTTATTTGTGATACCCAGTCTTGAGTGTCTTGAACATCCTGAAAGTTTCTAATTCCTCTTACTAAGGTAGGAATATAACCAACATTATTTAATAATTTAGGAATACTTTCTCGTGTAGTGATTATTTCAAAATCATTTAAAAATTTGACATTTGCTATTGGTAAAGGACCTTGTTTCATCGGATTATATGCTTGAACAATTACAACTTTGTCAAACATTGCTTTTGCTTTTTCAATAATATCATAATGTCCAATGGTTAATGGATTAAATGAACCACAAAACCAAGCAATTCGAGGTTGAAAAGTTGAAATCCATCCTATTGCTAAACTAATTCCAAAACAATGAGAATTGCTAACCCATGGGGAGTGTAATAACTCTTTTAGAATTTTTGTATGTCCATCTTTATAGGAATTCCAATCATAAAACTGATACTCTTTAAAGATTAGTTGCTCAGTCTCAATAATTTCAGCAGGAGTTCGTGTAAAGTGTGACAAGTCTGAATAGAAAAATTCTTCAAGATGATTAAACAATGGACATTCTGCTTCAAGAACATTAGAAGAAAAAATATTGTCTTGAACTTTACTAACTAATTGACTATCAGCAAACCAATGCCACATATCAAACTCTTCACGCCAATCCTCATCATCTGAAGCAAACTCTTGCATTATTTCAACTGCTTTATAAGCAGCAAATTCTTCATTTGAATGATGTTTAGGAAGATAACCAATGTCATGAAATAAAGCAGTCAAACCTAATTCAAGAGTAAATTTTTTACGTAATATTAAATCAGTTATAACCGTGCGAGTATGTTCTTTATTGTGATAATAGTTATAGTTCCATTGATGAGATTTAAAATTATGTTCTAATAGTTGAAGTAAAGTAGTTTCTTCATATGAATATTGTTTTGAAGCAATAATAAAACATTCTTCTATTTTGCCACGAAGTTCTAATAGAGTGCCTTCTTGAAGATGAAGATGAGTACAATAGCATTGAGGATGATACCAACGAGTATTGAAAGTGTCAAATACTAACTTTGATACTTGACGAGTTTTGCGATTTCTTTCTTGTAAATGCTCAGCAATTGAGATTGAAATAATTCCATCAAATATAACATTAAGAGAAGGGTATGCAAATAATGCAGATGCTTCAATAATCCAATCACCTTCTAAAGAATTTAGCATTTCAAAGAGATATGGTTCAAAAGCAGCACAAAATTCTTTATAGATATTTTCATGAGGAATTATTGTTCGAACAACTGAGTCAGCATCAGGGAAACTTGTGTAACCCTGATTTTGAAGGAAATTTTTGACAAGAGGCATATTGCGAAGAGTTTTTGCATAATCATCAAGGTCTAAAAAATTCCAATTTAGACGATGTTTTAGCATTTTAACGGCTGTAGATTTACCGCTGCATATAGGTCCAGTCACACAAATAATTGACATTAAATTTACCTCTGTTGATTAAGTTTATTATTAATTTCATCAATTTCTCTAAGTGATTTTTGTTTTTTAAATTCATCAAACCAAAATTGAACATGTTGAAGGGCATGTTTATCATAACCTTCTGAACATAATTCAGGATTATCTTTAGCAAAACCCCAAACTTCATGAATATCATCTATCATATTTTTCTACTTGCCAAGAATTTGAAGTACCAGTAACTCCATCATCATATTGAAGAATAACATTTCCCCAAAAAGTTTCAGGACCATCATAATGGAGTATCTGTCTGATAATAGTTGCTTCTATATTAAGAGGTAAAACAAAAACTCGTTCTCCTTCAATAAAAGAAGGTCCTTTACCATTACTATCTATCATGTAAAATGACCAATAATGAAGGCAACAGCAAATATAATAGAAGCAATCAACCAAAGCATACCCATTATGCTTCCACCATAACCACCACCATTGTGAGTTTCATCATACCAAGCATACAAAACACCAAGTAAAATACTAAAAATAGGAAACATCCACCAAAATTGTCATCATTTCACTTCCTCAACTTCATCATCAACTTCAATATCAACTTCAAAAACATGAGGTTCTATTATATAAGCATCATTGGTTAATTTATTAATTTTAACATAGAAATTTTTCCAATCATCAATACCAACAACACTTTTTCTAATTTCATCAGTCATTCGAGAAAAAAGACTTGGGCCAATACGAAGCATTTGACCATCAACAGTTTCAAATTCTATTGATGTAGAAATTGGAATTATTTGCTCAACTTCTGTATCTTTTTCTTTTTTTGTTTCAAAATTGATTTCAGTAAAGAAAGGTTTAGCAGAAATGGTATATTCATTTCCATCTATATAATGTTCAAATAATCCTTTTGAATAATTAATTTTTTCTTTTGTTTTCAAATTTTGAAGAAATACTAAAATATCTCTCTTCAAATTTGAAGTAACATTATTCAGTTGTAATTCAAAAACTTCATCAGAATGCTTAATTAAAGATTCAACATCAGAACGTGATATAGTTCCAAATAAATTGAAACCTACTCTTTCTAAGAAATTTGACATTACTAAAAAACTATCTTCTTGTTCATCGCTCATTTGTCTA